TTTAATCCTTTTAGAGATGAAGTAACATAATAATTAAGTTGTTTTTTTAAATTATCGTCTATATCGCCTTTTTTTAAAAAGTAATCTGGCATATCCAAACATTTTCTAAAATAAATATCATTTAATCTATTATTAACTTGTTTTTTAGAAGCTGATTTCCCTTTCATATTCTTTTTAATATCTTTATATACTCCACACCCTAGCCCAAAATCATTTAATTTAATTGTAGAATTTTCGTAATCTTTCATATCAATATCTAGTAAAATACTAGAATCATCAATATTTTGGTGCGCAATACGTTTTTTATGAATAGTTGAAACTGCATATAATATATTTCTAATTAAAAATTTCACCAAATTTTCAAATTGGTATTGTGGTATTTGTTTTAATAAAGGTTTAATATCAGACAATTTCTTTCCTTGAATATATGGAAAAATTGTTAATATTTTACCATCTTGTATAGTATAATCTATACAAGGATTAACATATAATTTACTAGCATTATTATTAGATAAAATATGCAACATACCTATTTCCATCAATGCCTGCTTTTTATTTTTAGTGCTTAATACTTTGCATATAATTTTCCCCTTTTTATCGTCGTCTCCAAGATAAACTTCACCCATAGTGCCATATCCCAAAAATTTGTGAATCTTTACATTATTAGACATTGAAGTGTTAATTGCATTATTTAATCTAGTTAAATTTTCTGGATTATTTTTCATTTGATTATCTTGTTCATTTATTTGTCTTATTTGATTGACATTTAATATTTTTTTTGTTCTTTTACGCGAAGACATATTACTACTACTTTACTATTTAGACAGAAATTAATATTCTTTGTGTAGTTCATCCAAAAAAATTAATCATTAAATTTAATAGAATTTAACTTTTTATATATTTTCTAACGAACTAACATTCATTCGTAAATTAATGTCATTTTTAAGAACTTGGTGAATAATTTCCCTGAACACATTTTTTTTGTCTTTAACAAATACACTTATATTGTATTTTTTTATGTATAAGTAATTTAAACTATATTTTCTACCATTTACAACATCTAATTTACTTGAATTTACAATCTTATTTTTATCACCTATAACTATATATAATTTATTTAATATAGAATTAAACTTACGGTTATTAAATTCTACCTCATTAATCAAACATTTATTAATTCTAGAATTTTGAAAATTGAATCTGTCTATATCCTCTAATTTTCTAATTTTATGTATTTCATTATTTATTTCATTTTCATCTAATAATTGAGTATATTCATTATTACTAAACCTGGATAAATTCATTATATATAATAAAAATAATAAAATTATATCGAAATAAAAATAAAAAAATATATTTTTTATTAATAATCATATACTTCTTCGTATTTAAATTTGGGTAAAATACTACCTACATTAGTAAAAGTCACTTCATTTTCACTCATTAACATATTACCATCTTCGTCTAATTCTAACACATTTGTTGGAGTGCCTCTGTCAAAAACGGCAGAAGGACGTTTCCATCTGTCAGGAACGCATACAGGTGGGCGAGGTTGAGGAACATCCCATTTTGTAGGAGGCATAAAACTGTATCCTGGATGATAGCAATTTTCAGCTCCTTTTGCTCTACTTTTAGCTAATTCTGTGGCGTCTTTTCTATCACTATGAGGACATACAACACCACCACATTTTTCTTGATTCTTTCTATGTTGTGCATAACTAGCTTTCATATTTTTTTCCATATTATCCCAAGGGTCATTAGGATCATCATAATATGCGTCATATGAACCATGTTTAGAGTAATAACTTCCATTACTTTCATTCCAAACATCATTATCTCTTGTTGGTCTTCTACTATGATAGATTGTTCTTGATTTACTTGAAGGTGAATTTCTATATTCAATAGATTGAGAATCATCTTCATTTTTTATGATAATTTGAGGAGTAAATATATTACCTGTTCCTTTCATACCAGATTGTGAAATAATAGAAGACCTGGGCATTTGAGGACCAGTATTATCATTAAATTTTTCTTTTCTCACCTTTTTTTCTTCACGTATAAAATTGTGTTTTGATAATTCATTAAGTGATACAAACTTTTCATCTTTAGGTTCTTCGAATTTTTCAGTATTTGAAACAGGTTTAATTTCATATTCTACATCATCCGCAACTTCATTTCCAACTTGTGCATCATCAGATTCTTGACTTCCATAAGGTGGGGAAAATAATTCTAGTTCGCCTTTTCTATTTTCATAATCAGTAAAACCTTCTAATTTTACTAGATTTTGACTGCTTTTAATAAAATTATATGATATACATAAAGCAAGAACAGCTAATCCAATTACAACTAGTTGATTAGATAAGTTCAACCCTTTTTGAAATGATAAATAAACTGATACTACAACCAATAATATAACTAAGAATGGTAAAATCATTATTCTCTATTATATATTTAGGAATAAAAAAATTTGTATTAAAAACACTTAATAAACATATATTATAAATATTGTAAATATTGTAAATATTGTAGATAACTAAACTAATTAATTTACAAAATTATGTAACATATTTAAAATTGCTGGTTCATTTTCATCTTTAATCATATTTGGATTCTCCTTGTTAACTAAATCCACCATACATTTTTCTAAATCAAAATTGACTTGGTTTCCCTCATCATAAGTCATATTTTGATATTCTCTTACTTTATCAATAGAGTCAGCATAACCTATACAAGTTTCAATTCTATAATTAAATGGAGCTATTTTCTTAGCACATTCTCTTTCATAACTTTCGGTAGGATCATCATTGCTTTTATCAACAACCATATTTTTAACTGGTAATGTAGGACATTTATTATTAGCTAGATAAACTTCAACTTCTTCTTGTGTTGCAAATTTTTTGGGGTTGTTTACACCATCTAATGGTTTTCTACTATCATGGAGATAAAATTCTTTTCCATTGGTTAGCAAATATTCTGGGCATTTTGATGGAATAGGATTCTCGTCATCTATCAATACGATAAAATTTTCTTTGTGTTGTAAAAATAATATAACTACTACTAAAATAACTATAAGACATACTAACAATTTATTGGTGTTATTCATATTATTAATTAAAAGATAGATATTTAATTTATTGAAATTTCACTAGATTTATTTATTTAATTTATTTTTAGTAGTCCTTTTATTCAATTTATGTTTTCTCTTATTTGTTTTTTGTTTATTCAAATACTTTTTCTTATTTTGACGCGTCTTACGTGCATGTTTCCCCTTTTGTGTATGTTTTCCCTTTTTAGTAGTATTCCTCCTACTACTGTTTTTACGATATCCGCCAACAGTAGAATTAGGACCTCGGTTCTCCGCTACACCATTTTGTAATTGAAGTGGTGGTTGTAATAATTTTAATATATTTGATTCTAATTTTTCTTCTGTTGCACCAATAATCATTTCACGCGGATATAATTCACTATTGATTAAAACTGCTTTTAATTCCTCCAAACTCTCTAAAATAACATTCCCATTTTTAACGTCTTCTAAATTAATTTCAGATCTTCTCATTTTTCCGTATTTAACAGGGATAATATCAGGACCAGGTAATAATAACTTTAAATACTTAGGATCAATCCGGTCTTGAAATAATTCTTTAATCGCCTCATTATATTCTGCACTTTGTTTAGTTTCTTTAGATTTAGGGGCATCAGATGGATAAATTAACCAATAATATAATGTATCAAAATCGATAGAATTTTCCATATACGGAAATAATTTGTATGCATGTGAACCAATATCATATTTATTAATACTATTCCTATTACTAAAATTTACATTGATTCTAGTATATCCAAAATCCATTATGTAAACTTTGTCTTTATTTTTATCATATAACATATTATTTAGTTTAAAATCTCTATGTGTGAAATTAACCAAATTATACATAACTTGATAAAAATTATATATTTGTAGTAATATATTAGAAACTTTTCGTTTTATTAATAATTTATCATTTAATATAGTTAATTCGTTTTCGAAATAATTTAATAAATCTACTATATTATCTTCATTATGAGTTTTAGTTATTAAATAAGGAACATAACAAATATACTCATATCCTTTTGGTTTGTCATTAACTGTTATTTTGTAAAAACCTAGTGATACAATTTTTTGAATAGATGCAATATTATTACTATTTATTTTAGATGATATAAAATATAATATAGCATTTATTATAAATTCTTTTAAAAAATTTACAATATAATTTGTTTTATATAGTTCATTAAATACTAGAAGTTTATTACTAAATCTAATACCATAAATATCTTCATTAACTCTAATATCTTGTGAAAAACAATTATCGGCTCCAGATCTACATTGTTCATCATAGTTTACAGGTAAATTTGTTTCATTAAATCCTTCACCTACTTGACCAGGTATTTTAACTTTAACTTCAAAGTTTTTAGATTGTGGGTCGTCTTTTAAAAGGTTCATTGGATAATAACCATTTTCAACGTCTGGTAATTCCATTTGTATGTTTAATTCAACAGTTTTATCACCATGAACTAAATTGGTTTTTTGCAATAATTCTGTCAATTCATCGAATGATAATTCTTTATTTTCTCGGCTAAAGTCATTTTTTAAATAATCTAATAAATTAATAAAATCTTCTATTTCAGTTGCTGTTGATTTTAACAAATTTATTTCTTTTAAATATGATAAAAAATCATCGTTGTTTATCACTAAATGGTCTGATAATTTATTTTTAGTTACAAATAGTTCAAATTGTTTTTTTCCTTCATATCCTAATTCCGATAATACTCTTATTTTTAATTCACCATCAAATTCATTTTTAGGTAAATAAGGGTCTTCTTCGCCTGGTTTACTATCACCATACCAATCAATTTGATATTGTTTATCCCTAATTTTTGAAAACATTATATACCTATTTTCAGAACTTTTGCCGAATGGAGTGTGTTTATGTCCCCTCATACTAATTCCCATTTCAACCTTTGATACTTTATAAAAAAATAATGGGTTATTGTCATTAATATCATAGATAATATTATCAAGATTTACTGTATTAGTTTTATCAAATTCACGTATTATAAAATTATTGGTTCCTTTGATTAATAATTGATGATATTCTTTATTACTACTACCAACCCACGATTCTTTTTCAATATTTTCTATTTTAACTGTTTTTTTTTTGAATTCATAATATTCTAATTTATTAGGTCTATCTGTAAAATGATTATAATATATTATACTTTTATCCGGTAATATAAAAAAACTATTTGGATTAATTTTCATTAATTAATATTTAGAAATTATTGAATGTTAAAATTATTAAAAATATAAAAATATAAAAATATAAAAATATGGGGTTTCCACTTTACATTTTTTTGCAAATATTATAAATTAATCTATCTAAATATAACCCAACCCATTTATCTTTTTTAAATATATTTTTGGATATGATATGTATCATTTTCATATTGTCTTCCTTATTTAATTTTAAATGATTTGATAAAACATTCATAATTTTGGGAATATTTTCATTTATTTGTTGTATATTAAAGTATCTTAGAAAAACAACAATTAAATTTACAATCATAAATATATTATCATATATTTTATGATTAAATGTGGGACATTTTTTATTAAAATCACTAATACATTGATATCTAACCCTGTAAACTAAACCAAAATTAACCGAGTCTGCTAACCTAACTTTTAGATTGTTATTTGGATATGTTAATACTTTGGTATCAAATAATTTATGTATTGATTTTTCTAAGTCGGTAATTAACATTTCAAAGTTAGTAATTAAACCCTCTTTTAATAGGTCGTTGTGCTCTTTACTACTTTTATTATTTTTCTTAATAAAAACATTATTTAACTTCAAATCTGTGTTTATATACTCTATTTTGTCTTGTAAAAGTTGGAGTGCTTTAAAATATTTATCCAAATTTTTACTCATTACTGAATCGTATTTCTTGATTATGTTTTTAGAACTACTAGATTGTTCAGCAAACAATTTTTTTAATATTGGTATATGATTATGAGTTAATATATCAGTTAAATTAGTGCAATATAATTCACCATTAGGAGTATTAATAGGGAATCCAACAAGTGGAAATAGAGTATATATTGCTTTATCCGAAAAACCGGAATCTATTAAGGGTAAAATATGCTTATTTACTTTTTTTAACTCAGATGGAGTAAATTTGTTTAGATATTTTAAATTATTTAAAATATTATTGGATACTACCTCGTTTAGTTTATTATTGATTTTTAGACATTTTTTATCTATTTCAAACATTTTATCATAATTAGCCTTCTTTTTAAAATATTGTATTTTGACAACTATATTAGGATTACTTTTTAAAAAACCAACAATTGCCCCACTTCCTCCTTGTATGGAAGCATCGAAAGATTGGAAATCTGCCTCAATCTTTTTAAACTTGTCGTTGTCTATTTTGTTTTTAATCACCGTTTTCAAATATTCCGCTATATCATTAGGATTATTATTGTAAATTTTAATTATTTTTTTACCTAATTTAGATTCATTTTTTGCTATATTTTTTTTACTAGACTTATTATTGATAACATTAGTTTGTTTTCTTGTTTTTCTAATATTTTGAGTAAATGTTTTTTTTGTTTTCTTATATGTTTGATAATCTTTTTTTGTTTTAAAAAATGTGGTTGATGTTTGTTGCTTCATAATTTAAAATATATTTAGAAATTTAAAAATTACTATAAAAAATATTATAAAAATTAAAAATAAAAACAATACTATTATATTGTTTTATCTTTTAAACGTAATTCTGGGTGTCCATTCTTTTTAAAATATAATGAAGTATACCTAGGATATAATTTATTTAAATAAGTCGCCGAATCCAAAGCCTCCGACCTCCTATTTTTGTCTTCTGATTGCATTCCCCCTGGTGTTTTATAATATTTCGTTTTTATGGTAATATAATTAAATCTGATAATTATACCATCCTTTTTATAATATTGTAGGCTTCTTTCTACATCTTCCTTTTCATTAATAGTTATAGTTAAGTCAGAAGTATGTCTATTTACACAACCCCACATTGTTCCAACCATAAATTTGAGGTCAGTATATGTTCGAAAATTCATAAAGTATGGATTATATACCGGATTTACTCCCCATAAATATGCACCATTTTCTTTACATATTTTAAATGCTTGTTGAAGGAAATAATCTAGGTGTTTTAATTTTTTTAATCTATAATTAATGTTAGTTTTTTTTCTAGATAAAGGGGGATTGATTTTATATAATTGACTAATTTCTGAAATATCGTCATCTAGATTAACAATATTTGTTCCTTCTGGAAAATATTTAGTGATGAAATTTCTTTGGTTTTTTAATCCTAAAATTCCTATTACGATTTTATGATACATTTCCTTAGGTACATTTTGTTTATATTCTTGATATTCTTTCTTGTTAGCAACAAAAAGATATATTCTTTCTTTGGGGATTTTAGCATTTCTTAATACTTTCAATGTTTTATCTTGTATTATTTGATATCTTTTATAGGTAGGTATTGCTACATAATATTCTATGTCATTATTGTCTATATTATTCTTATTATCTTTTGTATTCTTAGTATCTTTTGTATTCTTAGTATCTTTTATAACATGATTATCTTTAATTTTTTTATTTGTTGTATTTATTTCTAGATTAATTCTTTTAATTGTTTTATAAGTTTTCTTGGATTTATTTGTTTTCTTAACAGTTTTCTTATTAGAAACCATATTATTATAATTGGAGATAATAATCAAATATAGAAGGATTTAGTAATCAGAAACTGATGATTGTCATGTATCGATTTAATATATTAATTTAATATTTAAGTAAAAATAATAGGAAAATCTAAATAATAAATTTATGCACCAATTTCCATAGCACGACGGTTGGTATCGGCTTCAATAGTGGTTTGGTTCCATGGGCTAACTTTGACTGCTGGGTTAGGTGGATCGCTTCTTAATTGACGGTTGGCGTTACGGAGAGTTTGACCAACGGTATTAACACCAATGTGGAATCCAGCGGTTAAAAAGTTTTTGTCTTGAAGAGAACCTTGACCACTTGGGGCAGCTTGTGCCCATTTGCTGTTAGCATCACGTGGTAAGAGGTCAGCAGAGCTGAGAACATCTTTGGGGTAGCATTCAGCTGGGAGTTGATTCATTGATGTTGATTCAACATCACCTAAGCTTTTTGGTTCTTCGTTTTGACCAAGGGGTTCGGATGGGTCAACAACATCAGGTTCCATATCTTGAACAACGTCTTCACCTTCTTGTTCATCAGTATAGAAATTTTCGACAACGTTAGGCATATTTTCAGGCATAACTTCAGGTTGAACTACTTCATCTTGATTTAAATAATTTAAGACAAGATATCCTACAAGGACAACAGCAACAGCTACTAATACAAGTTGAACTACATTATCAGAAGAGAGTTTCATTATTATAATATTATATTATATTTTTAGAAAAAATTTACGCATAAAAATAATAATTAAATTTAAATTAAATTTGAATTAATATTAAATTTTTTTAAAATAATTTTGAATTAAATTTAAATAAAAAACGGAAAATCTAAAATTGAATAAAATATAAATACTTAGTAAAATTAAAGTGTCTTCTGTAAATAATATTAATTTAGAATTGGATATGTATCCTAAAGAGTTTAATATTTTAACAAAAACAGAACTAATTAAATTTGATTGTAATCCACCTGAACACATATTATATAGATATCCGGAAATTCAAATGAACTATGATAATCACAAGAAAAAATTAAAACAAAATGGAATTACTCCTTGGGAAAATATCATTAAATCATATTTTAAATCTAAACAAAATTATTGTATTATTAGGAATAATTTTCCTTATGCAACATCACCTGGAATAAATCATTGGTGTATATGGTGGAGAAATATTAGTAATTTACCTAATTGCTTACATAATCAATATGGTAGAAATTATATTAATAAATTGCTTCAAGCTAGATTCAATAAAAGGTTGGAACATGGAATTGATTATATATATTTTGAAAATAAAGCAGATAATAAGAGCATTCCAGAACTTAGGCACATACATATATTTTCCATAACTGGTAAATTCTAATCGGTTCCAAATTTACTATTGGTTGAAGATTTAATATTTAAATTATATACATTAAAATCGTTTCTATGTTTGGATAATAATAATTCTTCTGTAAATTGATTGTATGTTTCAAGATAATTTTCCATATATTTATAAAAATTATTGGAATATATATTTAATTTTTTTTTATTAATTGCCATAATCCCTGCCATATACATCACTTTATGTTTTTTACATTCGGGACTCCAAGTTTTACCTGGAATATTATTTTTTTTAGAATATTTTCTGAGACCTATGCCATTTTCATTTAGTTTATTTTCATTATTTAATACGTTTAATAAAAAATCATATGCATGGTTCGTTGCATCTAGCCATATATAATAGTCCGTTTTACTATATTTAGAGGATTCGCTTAATAATCCAATTTTACTACACCATATAGTATTAAGTTGTCTTAAAAAATTTGGTTTTGCTTTAGAAGTTAATGAAAATCTTTGCATTGTTGAGTCTATATTTTGCGATAATTTATATGCTGGTAGTTTTTCAAATGGTAAATTTATAATTTTTATTTTGTTTGATTTAATAGACCCTAATTTTTCTATAACATCATTACGGTCTGTAAATATACATATTTTGAAAACCTTTGACAAATTTATAATTTTTTTACAGATATTATGCAATGTTATTTTATAATTTTCATATCTATTATTATTAATTTTATAAATACTTGATACCACTGTATACGAATTTTGATAAAATGGTATATTATTAACATCATTATTCCAAAAATTAACCATTACACTATTTGTTGTATTTTCTACTTGATGAGACCATTGTTTTGGTAAATATAAAATTTCGTTTGCTTTTAATAAAATTTCTATTGGTGTAGCTTTTTTTGCTGATTGACAAGTTGAATAATCACCAATAGAATAATTACTCCATTCTAGTGAATTATTGGATTTGTCATAACAGAGATGTTTATTATCACTAGAATTATATATAGTCCATTTTTTATTTCCAACTAATTGTAGTGCTAAATTTTCAGGCTTGTCTTTATGCAATGGTGTTTTACTATTAGGTCTACCTATCCACATTTTACCCTTTCTAAAATGTTTGTAGTATTGATTATTTAATCCTAGATTTAATTTTTCTAATTCTGTTGATGTTATTTTATTATTTCCACCATAATCTGCATTTTTATCATTACAATAATCAATTAGTTTTTTTTTGTAAAATGATCTAGTTTTTCTCCCTTCTGTATCTCCATAATTACCTGTTCTAACTTGAATTTTTTTATTTTTTAATTTTTTACAAAATGATTCAAAAGTTGGCTTATTTTTCAAAACATTTGTAAAAATTACTGGATAACTTTTTGATACTAGGTCTACAAATTCTTCTGGGTTTAATTTAGAAAAGTCTACGTATTTTATTACATTATTGAAATTGTTTGATTTACTAGAATTGTTAGAACTTTCTATTTTATTTACGAAGTTTTCTATATTGGATTTATTAGACAATAAATAAAGTGATAGTAATAACAATAATATTAAAATTATTATTACAAATATATTAATCATTTTAATATATATATATTTGTGTATAAATTTAAAAAATTAAAGATATCAATTATATATGATTACTAGACTAAAACCTTTTTTAAAACCAAATGTTCTGGAAGCTGGATTAGATGAAGTTGCAAGAGGTTGTTTAATTGGAAGAGTATATGCAGCTGCAGTAGTATGGAATCCATATATAGAACAAATGCTTGGACATAATCCAAAAATTAGTGGAATGATAGATAGTATTAGAGATAGTAAAAAGGTTAAACCAGATAAAAGAAAAGAACTAGCGAAGTTTATTGAAAATTATTCTATAGCTTGTTCTGTTGCTTGGGTAGATGAAAGAGAAATTGATAAAATTAATATTAGAAATGCTTCTTTAAAAGCAATGCATCTAGCATTAGATAAATTACCTTTAACACCACAACATTTAATAGTAGATGGCAATGCTTTTAATGATTATAATGATATACCACATACAACCGTTATTAAAGGAGATGATAAATATATTAGTATTGCTGCAGCTAGTATTTTAGCTAAAACATATAGAGATGAATATTTAATGAAATTAGTTGATGATAACCCTTCATTTGAAGTATATGATTTAAGAAATAATAGTGGATATGGAACAAAAAATCATTTAAATGCAATAAAAAAATATGGGATTACTCACTACCACCGAAAAACATTTGGTATTTGTAAAAAATATGTTAAGAAAATTAGGAAATAATTATTGTGGAAATGTAATAGAAAATTAAGTCTCATTTTTTCTTTTTTCCTCTAAGTTTTACATCAAGAATTCGTTCTAGCTTTCCAAGAATTTGATTGTTCGGAATAGCCTTTCCTTGTTCGTATTCAGTAATAACTTGAACTTTTTCATTAATTCTATTTGCTAGGTCCTTTTGTTTTAATCCTTTAGCAGCCCTAGCTTTTTGAATTTCTTGTCCTAGAGTAAGACCAACCTCTTTATGTTTTTCAGGTTCATCAGACTCATCTAATTTTCTTGTATTTAAATCAGTGTTGTTTTTTTTATTTCCTTCAACATTTTTCCTTTTAATTTCAATGTTCTTATTTTTTAAAGCACTATCTTTCTTAATCTGAGAAGCATTTGCTTTTTTCTTTTTAAGAACTGTAACTTCATCCCATCCCATTTGGTTGTATTGATCCCACATATTGATTTATTATATTTAGTAAATATTAAATAATTTAATAAATATAAATAACATATTAGATATATCAATTTTATAAACAAAAACTAAAAATGGAAAAATGAAGTGGCAATTATATAATTAAAATAGCAAACATAATAAGTAAAATAACAAATATAATAAATAAAATTATAAGTAAAAAAAAATCTAATATATAAATTATAAAATGAAATTAAATCAAGTTCTTATGTCTTGCAG